AAAATAATTCCAATAGTTAAGCATTATGAGGTTTGTGAGAATATTTATACTCAACTCCAACAAACAATATTGGAGCCAAAACCAGAATATGTTAAATTCTATAATAAAGGTGCTTTAGCATTTTTTGGAATTGAAAAGAACGGAATTAAAATTAATGAAGACAAGTTTTATAAATACTATGAACCAAATAATAGCTTATACTCGATACGTGATAGTAGGGTGTTTACTCAATATAACCTTAATACTACAACAAGACGCCCATCTAATGCCTTTAATAGCATTAACTTCGCTGCTCTAAAGAAAGATAACCACTCAAGATCGAGCTTTATACCACAAAACAATGAATTTCTTGAAATCGATATTTCTGCATACCATCCGACTTTGGCTGGACAACTGGTTTCTCATGAATTTGACAACCCTGATATTCATGCTGATTTTGCTAGCATGTATGGCGTAGACTACGCTAAAGCAAAAGAATTAACATTTAAACAGTTATATGGAGGAGTATTTGAAGAATACCAATCACTCCCATTCTTCCAAAAAATTCAAACATATGTTCAAGAACAATGGAAATTGTTTAATGAACAAGGCTTTATTAACGCTCCTATATCAGGTTATATGTTTAAAAAGGATTCATTAGAAAATATGAATCCACAAAAGTTATTCAATTATATCTTACAAAACCTAGAAACATCTACAAACATAGGTATATTACTTAAGATTCATAAGATATTAACAGGTAAAAATACTAAAATAGTTCTATACACATATGACTCATTTCTACTTGATTGGGATGAAGATGAAGAGCAAGAATTAGAACAGATCAAAAATATATTTAAAGAAATGAAGTTATCAATAAAAATTAATGGAGGGAAGAATTATGACTTTTAAATCAAGCTATGATATGTATGACGCGAACAACGCTAATATTAAGGATTTGAATAATAAGTTATTTTGCACATTCACAAGTGGTGAGGAATTAGATGAGTTGGTAAGTGAATTATCTACTGTCTATACTATTATGTACAACAAAATGTTTGTGTTATTTGTTAAAAGCACAAATGAGTATGTTATTACTTACAATGTTGATCAAGGTAATGTAAATTCAATCCCTGAGAATACGATTCTAGTTCATCGTAAAAAAGAAACCAATACACTTTATACTATAAATGCTCTAAATGAACTTATCAAAAAGTTGAATGGAGGAGTAGTTGATATGGCTTATAGAGTAAATTGGCCTCATTATAAAAATAGCATATTATTAACCCAACATAACGAGTTAAAACAATTGAATACAAAGGTATTCAAGATCATTGAATTATAAGGTACGTAACGTTAAAAAAACACTACGATAGAAAGGCATTTTAAAAGCTTGTATTAGCTAGTTTGGCCTATTAAGAAAAATGTAGTATATTAAATAGTAACAATTTAAAACCAAATAAAAATGGACATCAATGCGATTAAACAGAGATTAAGCTCTCTACAGTCATCAGGCGCCAAGAAAGAAAAGGTTGACTATTCCAAGTATTATTGGAAGCCTAAAGCAGAAGGTAAGTATCAAATCCGAGTGGTACCTTCAGTATTAAACAAGAGTAACCCATTCCAAGAAGTGTTCGTACACTACGGGTTCTCAAAATTCCCAATTTATGCTCTAACCAACTGGGGTGAAAAAGATCCAATTGTTGAGTTTGCAAAATCACTTCGTACTACACAAGAAAAAGAAAACTGGCAATTAGCTAAGAAATTAGATCCTAAAATGCGAGTTTTTGCTCCTGTAGTTGTTCGTGGTGAAGAAGAAAAAGGTGTTCGCCTTTGGGAATTCGGAAAAGAAATTTATATGCAATTATTAGGTATTGCTGAGGATGAGGATTATGGAGATTTCACTGACATCAGCGAAGGACGCGACTTTACAGTTGACGTAGTAACAGGTGATATTGGTGGTCGTCAAGGATTGAAATCATCAATTCGTGTTAAACCTAAAACATCACCACTAGGTTCTGATAAAGAAACTATCAAAATGTGGTTAACTGAGCAACCAAATGTTCTTGAGTTACAACGCAAAACTGCGTTTGATGATCTTAAAACTATTTTAGCTAATTTCTTAAACCCAGAAGTTGAAGAGACAGTAGCAGTTGAAGTAGATGAAGATGAAGATCCAATCATTGCTAAAGCGACAGTAGAACCTAAAACAAACTATAGTTTGAAGGCAGCTCCAGTAGCTAAGGTATCTAAGGCGGATAAGTTCGATGCTTTGTTTGACGAAGAAGACGAGAGCGAAGACGCACCATTCTAATAAATAAAAACTTATATGGCCAAAAAGAAAGAATCTTTAATGACAGCGGTCTCTGCTGAAATGAAAGCTAGTTTTAATCTAGATAAATTTAAAGAGAAAAAACTACTTAACACAACAGTTAAGTTTAAAGAACAAAGATGGATTCCATTCTCTGAAGCATTACAAGATTCAACTTCACTTCCGGGTGCAGCAGTAGGACATATTAATCTCTTAAGAGGACACAGTAACACAGGTAAAACAACAGCATTACTTGAGTTGGCAATTAATGCCCAGAAAATGGGCATTTTGCCTGTGTTCATTATTACAGAGATGAAATGGTCTTGGGAACATGCTAAACAAATGGGTTTCCAAGTTGAAGATGTTGTAGATGAAACAACAGGAGAAGTGTTAGACTATAAAGGATTTTTCCTATATACTGATAGAAGTTCGTTAGGAACTATTGAAGATGTAGCAGAGTTTATAGCTGACTTGTTAGATGAGCAAAAGAAAGGTAATTTACCTTATGATTTATGCTTCTTCTGGGACTCAATTGGTTCTATACCTTGTAAAATGAGTGTTGAACAGAATAAAAACAACCCAATGTGGAATGCAGGTGCAGTATCACAACAGTTTGGTAATTTTATTAATCAACGTTTCCCATTATCAAGAAAAGAATCATCACCATATACAAATTCAATGGTTGCAATTAATAAGATCTGGGTCGCACCAGCTGAAAATATGTTTGCTCAACCTAAAATGAAAATGAAAAACGGTGAGACAATGTTTTTAGACGCTTCAATTGTACTAACATTTGGTAATATTACTAATAGTGGTACAAGTAAGTTAAAAGCAACTAAGGATGGTAAGGAAGTTGAATTCGCAGTTCGTACTAAAGTAGCAGTAGATAAAAATCACGTCACAGGATTACAAACTAAAAATACAGTTGTAGCTACAATACATGGTTTTATTCAAGATGATAACAAGGATATTGCTGATTATAAGAAACAACATGCTCATGAATGGGTACATATTTTAGGTAGTATTGATGGAATTGGTCTCGCTGAAGATAAGTCCGAATGGGATGAGAGTAAAGAGAACATTACATTAATTGACGAAGAATAAAATGGATAAAAAAGATTTATTCCGGTTATTAGATAATATTAGACCAGGAGACGATGAAGAAGTCACAGGTACATTTTCAAAACATGATAAAGTATTAATTATAGATGGTTTAAATCTATTCTTAAGAAACTTTGCAGTATTGAATTATGTTAACCAGGGAGGAGTTCACGTTGGTGGTTTAGGTGGTTTTTTAAGATCATTAAGTTTTCTAATTAACACAAATAAACCTACATCTGTGTATATTGTATTCGACGGAGTGGGTTCTTCCATAAACAGGAAGAACTTACTCCCGGAATACAAATCAGGTAGGAATCAAACCCGAATGACTAATCATGATACATTTGATGATTTAGATGAAGAACATGAATCTAAAGTAAATCAAATTTCTCGACTCATTCACTATTTAAGGTGTTTACCTGTTAATCTAATTATGCTCGATAAGGTCGAGGCAGACGACATTATAGCGCATTTATCCCGTTATATGGCCACTAAATACGATAGTAAATGTACAATTGTGTCGGCGGATAAAGATTTCTTACAACTAGTAGACGATAACATAACAGTTTATAGTCCTATGGTTAAAGAATATTACACACCAAAACTAGTAAAAGAAAAATTTGGCCTCCCAGCTCATAATTTTATCTTATATAAGACATTAATGGGTGATAATTCAGATAAGATACCGGGAGTACAAGGATTAGGACCTAAAAAGTTATTTAAATTATTCCCTGAATTAGCAGAGAGAGAAATGACTTTAGAAGAGGTTTTTGAAATAAGTGAGTCTAAATACAAAGACAATATTATTTATTCTAGGGTGGTTTTTAATAACGAGAGTATTAGGAACAATTATTTGATTATGGATTTAGGTAATCCGTTATTAGATGAGGGTGAGAAGAAGCATATTGAGAATATAATTGAACAACCAATTGAAAGAACAAAATCAGCTGAGTTTATTAAGTTATATAACGAAGATGGGTTACATCATACAATCAAAAATGTAGAGTATTGGATTAGAGACACATTCAAAGTTTTAAACAGTTTTAAATAAATAAAAGTTATGACGTTAAGTACATTGTCCTCGTATGGAATACATTTCCAGACGAAAGTGATATCTTCCTTATTGACACATAAGGAATTTTTAGTCAACATACATGACATTATAAGCGAAGAGTATTTCGATAACTCAGCTCATAAATGGGTCATAAGTGAAATCTTAAAGTATTATGACAAATACCATACTACACCAAGTATGGAAGTCTTGAAAGTACAAGTTAAGAAAATTGATAATGAAGTTCTACAATTATCAATTAAAGAACAATTAAAAGAAGCATATAAAGCATCAGATGATGATTTAGCTTATGTAGAGGAAGAGTTTTCTAACTTCTGTAAAAACCAACAATTAAAGAAAGCATTATTAACATCAGTAGATTTATTAAATGCTGGTGATTATGATTCAATTAGAAACTTAGTTGATAATGCTTTAAAAGCTGGTGGTGATAAGAATTTAGGATTAGAATATAGTAAAGATGTTGAATCTCGATATAGAGAAGAAGACAGAAATCCAATTGCTACACCTTGGGTTTTGTTTAATGACTTATTACAAGGTGGTTTAGGTGAAGGTGATTTTGGATTAATATTTGGTAACCCAGGAGGAGGTAAATCATGGACATTAATTGCTTTAGGAGCACATGCTGTTCAATTAGGTTTCAATGTAATACACTATACTTTAGAGTTAGGTGAAAGTTATGTTGGAAGACGATATGACGCTTGTTTAACAGGAATACCTGTAAATAACATTATGGGTTTTAAAGACCAAGTTGAAAAAGAAATACTTGAGCTACCAGGTAACTTAGTTATTAAAGAATATTCACCTGGTAAGGCATCTATTTCAACAATAGAATCACATATTCAAAAGTGTATTGACTTAGACTTTAAACCAGATTTGATTATTATTGATTATGTAGACTTACTTCGATCAAAAAGAAACAATCGTGAGCGTAAGGATGAAATTGATGATATTTATCTTAGTACTAAAGGTCTTGCTCGTGAATTGAAGTTACCTATTTGGAGTGTATCTCAAGTTAATAGAGCAGGAGCTAAAGACGATGTTATTGAGGGTGATAAAGCCGCAGGTAGCTATGATAAAATCATGATTACAGATGTGGCTATTTCTCTCTCACGTAAAAAAGAAGATAAAGTAGCTGGAACAGGTAGATTTCACATTATGAAAAACAGATATGGAGGTGACGGTATGACATTTGGAGCTAAAATAGACACATCAACAGGCCGTTTTGAGATCTTTAATGACTATGATGAGAACGAGGAATCATATACACCATCTAAACCAGTAAATAGTTTTAGTGAAATAAATAGCCTAGATCGAGACATTCTTCAAAAGAAGTTCTTCGAATTACAATCTTAACATTATATTAAAATATATGATAACTGAAATAAGAAATTTTTACAAACCGTTTGAGTACCAACAGGCGTTTGATTTTTATAAAGATCAACATCGTTCACATTGGTTAGCAGACGAAGTGCCATTAGCATCTGATTTAGGTGACTGGAAAGGCAAATTAACAGAATCTGAGAAGAATTTAATTGGAAACATATTAAAGTCATTCGCTCAAACAGAAGTTCATGTAAACGATTATTGGTCAACAAAAGTATCAATATGGTTTCCAAAACCTGAAATTCAAGCAATGGCTCGTGTGTTTGCTGATTTTGAATCAATTCATGCTGAAGCATATGCTCGTTTAAACGAGGAATTAGGTTTAGATGATTTTCAAGCGTTTCTAGAAGACGAAACATCAAAAGCAAAAATTGAGCGCTTAATTGAAACACCAGGTGAGACATTAGAGGAAAGAGCATTATCATTAGCTATATTCTCAGCGTTTACTGAAGGAGTAAATTTATTTAGTTCGTTTGCTATATTAATGAGTTTCCAATTAAGAAACTTAATGAAAGGAACAGGTCAGATTGTTGAATGGAGTGTTAGAGATGAATCATTACATTCTAAAGCAGGATGTTGGTTGTTTAGAACATTGCTTGAAGAACAACCAGAACTAAATACTGACACTTTAAGAGACGCAGTAATAGAAGCATGCCATTTATCAGTACAATTAGAGTTTGATTTTATTGATAAGGCGTTTGAAATGGGAGATGTTGATGGATTAAATATTAATCAACTAAAAAACTTCATTAAAGCACGTGCTAATGAGAAAATGGTAGAATTAGGTTATAAAGCAATTTATAATGATATTGACCCAAATTTATTAAAACAAATTGAGTGGTTTGGTCATTTAACAAGTGGTAAAACACATCAAGATTTCTTTGCAGGAAGAGTAACAAGTTATTCAAAATCAACAGCAGATTGGGACGATTTATAAAAAATAAAAAATGAGTATACAAGTAGACACAGACGGGTGGATTAAAGGAAAAAATTATCCTAGTTGGATGGATGAAATTGCAGTTAGTATGATTTCAAAAGGTTATTTATTACCTGATGAAGATGTGTTTGACGCATATAAGAGAGTAACTAAATCAGCAGCACGCAGATTAAAACGTAAAGATTTACAACCATTCTTTTACGAGGCAATAGTTAAGAATTGGTTATGCTTAGCATCACCAGTATTATCAAATTTAGGTACAGAACGTGGAATGCCAATTTCATGCTTTGGTATTGATGTTGGAGATAGTATCGAAGGTATTGCAGATGCTAACTCTGAATTAATGAGATTATCATCTCAAGGTGGAGGAGTAGGTATTGGTTTATCTCGCATTAGAGGCCGAGGTAAAGGAATTAAAGACAATGGTGTGTCTGAAGGTATCGTTCCATGGGCTAAAATTTATGACTCAACTATTTTAGCCACTAATCAAGGCTCAGTTCGTAGAGGAGCAGCATCAGTTAACTTAAACATTAACCACCCAGATGTTGAGGAATTTTTACAAATTCGTAGACCAAAAGGTGATGTTAATCGTCAATGTTTAAACTTACACCAATGTGTTGTTATTGATGATCAATTTATGACTGACCTAGACAATAAAGAGCCTAGAGCAATGAAGTTGTGGGGTGAGATATTGAAAACACGTCTTGAGACAGGTGAGCCTTACATCATGTTTGAAGATAATGTTAATAATGCAAATCCTGAAGCATATAAGAAAAATAACTTAAATGTTTCAATGACTAACATTTGTTCTGAGATTTCATTATATACAGACGAATTACATTCATTTATTTGTTGTTTATCATCTTTAAACTTAGCTCGTTGGGATGAATGGAAAGATTTCACATTTGAAAACGGAATGACATTACCTGAGTTAACTTGTTGGTTCTTAGAAGGTGTATTACAAGAATTTATTGATAGAGCTAAGAATGTTAAGTTTATGGAAAATACAGTTCGTTCTGCTACTAAAGGTAGAGCAATTGGAATTGGTGTTTTAGGATGGCATACATTTTTACAATCAAAGAATTTACCATTTGTAGGTATTCAAGCAACTGCTTATACAAGAATGATATCTGATTTTATTGAGAAAGGCGCTTTAAAAGCATCTCGTGACCAAGCAGAATTATATGGTGAACCAGAATGGTGTAAAGGTACAGGTATGAGACATACTCATCATTTAGCAATCGCACCTACAGTATCAAACGCTCATATTTCAGGAGGTGTATCACCTTCAATCGAACCTATTCCTGCTAATGTTTATAATTTAAAAACAGCAAAAGGTGTATTCATTAAGCGTAATAAAATATTAGAGGAATTACTTGAAACTAAAGGATATAACATTGATAGTGTTTGGGAACAAATTCTAAAAGATCAAGGTTCAGTTATTAATGTTCCTTCTTATATTTTAACTGATGAAGAAAAGGAAGTATTCTTAACATTCAAAGAAATTAACCAATTAGAAATTGTAAGACAAAATGGCGTTAGACAAGAATATGTAGACCAAGCTATCTCATTAAACTTATGTTTTGATCCAAATGATACTCCAAAATGGATTAGCCAAGTACATAAAGAGGCTCATAAACTAGGAATTAAAACATTATACTACTTACGTACTGAATCAGTATTAAGAGGAGATAACTTACAACGTTTATCAGAATGTATTTCTTGTGAAGGATAATATATTTATAGCAAACTATTCTTAATAAAAATGAAACTATCACAATTAAAACAGATTATTAAAGAAGAGATAGAAAATGCTCTAAAAGAAGCACCTAAATCTTCTACACTAAAGCCTTTAGACTTTAAAAAACTCGCTAAAATATTTGCAATTGCTGAAGCACCAATCCCAGAATTTGCTGATGATAATGATAAGCCGGAATCAATATCAGGTGGGAACCCAGGTGGATTAAAATTCCAATTAAACTTTCTTATGAGACTTTCTAAAAGATATGCTGAAGGAGAAAAGGTATTTGAAAAATTTATTGAAAAAAATGATGACCCAGGTCTTGGTATGTTTTATGAAGATGATGTAGTTAATGGACTTAAAGATAAAAATCTCGCGAATAAACTTCAAACAGTTGAAGATGCTTTAACTAGTGTACAAGGTGCCATGGAGTATACAGACCCAAGCGAGGTTATAGAGGCTTATAATAAATTAGTAGACGCAGTATCACAATTTTAATATGAAACTATCACAACTAAGACAACTTATTAAAGAAGAAATTCAAGATTCTTTGAAAGAAGCTAGTAATCTAGAATCTAAAGTAGCTGATTTATATGGGTATGCTGGTGTAAAGACTCAATATGATGATGATATGGTTAAGAGATATGGTCAAAAAGTAATTGACCTAGCTGTAGAAATGGCTCCAAAAATATTAGCATATGAAGCTGAACTTAAGAACATAGTTAAGCAAATGGAAGCTTCACCAGAAGCAAAAATGTTATTAAGAGCTATGTCAGAAGCTCGAGGATACGGTGGAGGCAGCTCATATGTAACCTTAGGAGATTTAATTAACCGATACACAAAAGACTAATATGAAACTATCACAACTAAAACAAATTATCAAAGAAGAGATTGAAGAAGCAGAAAGAATGGGGTTTAAACATGCTGGAGACAATTTTGACACTCCTTCACCATACCAAAATGGTATTATGGATGCTTTAAAAGCTATGCAACAATTGGGAGTTAATATTGATGTACAAGCTGTGATGGATATAATTTACCCAGACGATGAAAGTCCGGTAAACGAAGGCAAGTAAACACGCCCCCAGATATAAACAAAAGTTTGGCCTTCGGGCCATTCTTTGTTATATTTAAGATATGAAAGTAGGAGCACTAGTAGAATGTATCAACGATACATGGAAACAAAAAACAATAGAAACTGTACCTAACCG